ATGCTTTTTGTTTACAGAGCAGCCAATAAGCACCAACAGGCGGTTAAACAGATGAACAAATTATATGAAATATTTGAACAAATACCAGACCATATCGAGTATGATTCAAAACGATTATCTTTTGCTAAAGTTTTTTGGAGGAAAAAATGCACGAAGAAGAAAGATATTTAATTGAGTTGGCTATACAGGCGAATCTGGCAGATTCTTTAATATTTGCTTTCGCTATATATATTGCTCTTATGCTTTATTATTACGGAACACGTGACGATAAATGATTACGCATCATGCTAGGTGATGTACTAATCATTAGTATTATTAATATACGCTAAATAAATAAAAGGAGAATCAGCGTATGATGTTACTAAACTATACTAGCAAGAAAAAACTTAAAGAAGCAGTAGGTCAACGACTCAACTACACAGAGACATCTTTCTTTGGTGATGAGTACAAATCTACAGGTAGTTTTATCGGTGCCCATCGTCCACACTTACAGGGTGGTCGCGAGTGGTTTGCCAAAGTTACTATGAAAGACGATATAATCGTCAAGGTGGTGTAGTGAAGAAATCACTATTCTATAAATATTTTAAAATACCTTGCGGCAGGCACGGTGGTGAGTACAGTCACTACTGTGCTGCCAAAAGTCGAGGTTGCCAACTATTCAAAGAAAGGGGGAATCATGGCAGAATCAAACGAACCAACAATAACAGTTAGCACTTTTTTCAATGATGAAGTGCAAGTTACTCGTAAAGAGTTTACAGATAGGTGGGTGCGCTCTATCAAAGATATCGGGTTTTATAGAATTATGGAGCACGGTTACGGAACAGATATGCACGACGCAGACCAGAAAAAACTAGAAGACTTTGAAATATGGGTCGAAGATATGGCTGGTCGTGAGTTCGATCATTTATTAATAAATAAGTGTATAAATGAAATAAGAAAGGAGAATCAATCATGACAGGTATATACCGTCACCCATTACATTCACGAAAGGAAGAGCATAAACTACTGCGTGATAAATTAGAACACCACCTGACCGAATTAGACGAGGGTGAGGTGTTTGAAGCAGGTAAAACCAAAATCATATATGTGCGTGATTTAGGTTATTTAGTTTTCAAAGAGCACGAGAAAACTAAGAACAATGAGTATTTTGGAAATCATAACGGTATCCCAGACTTCGGTTATTACTGGATTAGAACATATCCAGAGGAAGCGTTGAGCCTTGTTCCTTTAGAACATTTAAAACAAGCAGTAGAATATTACGAGATTTAACAATATGCTAGGTGATGTAGTTAATGTATTTTATTATATATAGGTAATATAAACTAACTAACAGGAGAAAAAACATGGTTGTTAAGAAAAAACAATTAATGATTAGCTGCTCTCACGATGCTAAAATAATTGCCAATTTTAATAAAATAAGATTAGAGCTTGAAGCAGAAACAGGAATGAAAATGTCCAGCGCGAATGTATTACGATATCTAATGCATAGTCACTTAACTAAAAAGGGGAAATAACAGTGTTTACAGTACCAGAGTTAGAAAAAGTATTTTTGAATGAAGACCAATACACCGTAGAAAATGTAGCTGGTGGAATCGATCACGCAATTGTAGAACTTATGAGTCATGAAGAAGGTTTCGATGTCAAAGTATGGCAGAGGGAGAGCGATTATCACTACTACACAATCACTAGCTTTAACCAAAATGGTGATGGTCACTGGGTTAGTTGGAACTCAATTATGAGGTATGAAAAATAATTTTAAATAAAAAGAGGAAAACATAAATGGACGAAGCAATAATATTAACAGGTAAGCAAATACCTTTAGCAAGATTAATAGCCATGCGAGCTGCATTGACACTCGAGCTCATAGGTATGAAGCAACGAGGTCGGTCAATGTACTCAATAGTTAAAGAGGAACTAGGTATAAAAGGCAACAAGCAAAGTGTCCTCAGTCAACTAGAAAAACACATAGCGAAGGAGAAACTAGATGGGAACTCGTAGTTATATAGGGTACAGCTCGTGGGACGAGGACGGTATTACCGCAGCATATTGTCATTATGATGGCTACTTACAGCACAATGGTTTTATGTTGTACGGTTATTACGCAGATATAATAAGAGTCAGAAGACTCGTGAACACAGGATACATATCTAGTTTAAAACTTACAACAGCAGAGTCAGACACTAGAAAACAAGAACCAGAGAAGTACGAGGATTTGAACGAGTTTATGAATGCTCTCGACCCTCTGCACATCGAGTATGTTTACTTGTTTATTGATAAACCGCAGATTGATGCTAAAGGTTGGTTCGTGTCTCATAGTGACCAGCAGAATAACGGCTTTTTTAGGTATGATGAGGAGGCTTACTTTCATACCTGTTTCAAACCTTTAGGTCAGGCACTAAAGAATATTGAACTGCCTCACTGGTATAACAGCTGGCGACTACCTAAGAACTGGGTTGAAGACAGTAAAGAAGTTTTACCTATGAGCGCGAACGGTGAGTATAGTGTACTTACTTCGCAGACTGCGTGGGATATACCTAAAGTCATTAAGCATCATGCTTAGTGATGACTATACTCTATATTATTATTTATAGGCTTTTTAAATAACTAACTAACTATTAAGGAGAACTGTCATCAAAAAAGCAATCATAAAAAACGGTTGGGAAATACTCCCTACAACAGAAACGCAGTCAGGTCTTTTCATGCAGGAAAACTGGATGTACAACGAAGGTCAGGCTAAACTAGAACAAGATATCCTTCTCGATATGCTTAAACTATTCATCACTAATAAGGCTGAAGAATATGGCTATTATTTCAGTGAGGTTCATGAGCATAAACGTCCAGAAGATATACCTACTCAGTGGTCAACTGTATACTACTCACCTGTGCATCATTATTACGACTCTGGTGAATATAATATTATAGAAACTGCCTCAACTAAGGATTATGTTTACTATAGTATTTCATTGCATGGTAGTAGCTTCGCCTCCGCTCTTACCGAGTATGTGAAAATAGCTACTCCTAACGGTCGTGCTAAACTCAACGATGCGTATTTAAGTAAGTGAAGAGTACCGTAACCTGCACGAGCTGTCATAGGCTCGTGCAGGAAAAACGTGCTGCTTTAGGCTATACCACCTGCCTCTCTTGCGGTAGTGCTAAACGTGTATTCACCGTGGCACCTGCGTATAATAAGGGAGCCTACCAAGTCATTGGTATCAATAATATAAAAGACATCGGCAGGTAAGTCAACCTAGTCGAGCGTCTTTCTACTACCCCTAACCCTAGTATTACCCTATAAAGATGAATTACTGGAGCGTAAATAAAAGCCGATCCACCGCGCTCAACCCTAGTAAAACCGCCTATATATAACGGTATATGCGATTAGTGATCGTCCTAGTTAGGGAATAAGTTCTTAGTTATTATATATTTATAAGTTAAATAACTAACAGGAGGACTAACTTATGGCAGTAAAATATACTATGAAAGACTTTGAAGATTACGTCTGTGAAGGCGGTGATATTCATGTTTACGTCGGTCCATCTCAAGGTATTGAGTTTATGAACGTGCCTTGGAAAAAGCTAACTAAGTCAACAGCGAAAAATGAGTTTAGGAAGTACCTACCCCCCGTTGATGAGTTATGGCTAGAATATACTAAAGAAGCTAGAGCGGTATATGAAGGTATACGGGATGAGTACGTAGAAAACGTAGGAAATATCGGGATGCTTTATTATAAGTTTGATAACGGCATCGAGAGTAAGGTGTTTAGAGTGACTCCATGAATAAAATATATGAGTTTACGCTACATCCTAGCGGTCATGATCCAAAGTCGCCTCGCTTCTATCGTATAGGAGCAGGCACTTTGAATGATGGCATAGCTATAATAAAAGATATGGAGAAGCAGTTCGGTGAGTGGTTTGACAAGTGGGGGTCAGTGCACTCAATCGACCTCGAGAAGCAATTGTTTAAACTCCGTATACCTAGTGATGCCACACCTATATGGCTTTGGGAAGGTGCTGACCTAATGGCGAGCGGTGGTCCATTCGGTGAGAGATACGGTGAAGAACTCTTTGAGAATTATGAATACAGCTGTGACAAGCACTTATGGAACTTCCCTGAAGAGTACGGCTATAATAAAAGTGATTAGTGATTTGTGCTAGGTGATCGGGGCTTCCGTACTATAATTATATAGTAAGTTAAATAATAAAGGAGAATGTAGTGAACAATCTACAAATATATGTGGACCATGTTCAGCCAGTAGTCAAGACTATTAATAAACACCACAATCAGTTTTATACTCTTTGGTACTATAACCTTAGTCCTGAAGATTTGTTTGCTGAAGACGGCTTAGTAGAATACATGACTCAAGATAAAAACGTGCCTGCAGACTTTAATGGTAATATGCCTATGGTCTATGCTCAGTGGGGTGAAGAGACTGGTGCTAGTATGGTGTTAGAAGTATCACCAGAGAATCGTAAGCTACTCAGTCCAGAAGTTATTAAGGTGCTGTCGGGTAAGTATCATCGCGAGCATGGTCAAGTAGGTGAGGACTGGGAAAATTGTGCAGATGAAACTGTATATGTGCTTATGGATCACCAGTACTGGCAAACCTGTGCTGGTTTTGAACCTGCCGATGATTATAGTTACATCAGTAGTAATACTGTTGACCATGCTCTAGATTTCCTGTCTCGTCGTCTAGGTATTAACTACCTGAACATCGATGAGGCACGAACCGATCTTGAGTGGAAATTACAGCCATCTAGAATAGATGTTAGTTAGTGGTGGGGGCTTCATTTAGCATCATGCTAGGTGATCACCCCCTTCTTTTATATAGTTATATAGTTATTAATTAAGTAAAGGGCAGTATATTATGACAAAACCAATTTTAAATAAAGCACAAGTGCTCGAGATAATTGCAGACCACGGAGGTCCTAACAAGATATTGAGAAGCATCATGAAAAACTCTACGGATTATGGCGAGTGTTTCAATGTCAAAGTAGTCAATGGCGAAATACTTAAAAAGTATCATGGCGATGGTCGCTGGCTCGGTGGCGATGGTCCTGACTATAATATTAGTTTAGGTTGCGCTATTGAGAAACTATATGATGTAGAACTTAGGTATGAGGGGGAAGACTAAAATGACAACATACATGATAGGTTTACAGCTTGTCCCAGCTAAGTTTAGAAGCGACCGACGTCGTGACATTATGAAGAAGGTTGACTTTAACTTAAAAGACCACTACATTATAGGTCTCAACAAAACTCTTGAAGAGGGTGCCGAAGTAGCACGAGACGTGTGGAATCAATACTACCAGTGGAAACATGACGAGGATGGTATATTAGCCGAGGACGAAGAGTTTTACTTACCCGAGGTGAGCGAACTAAATGATATACCTATATATACTCTTGAGGTATATAAACCTGTGGCAGTTTCCGTTAGGATGAGTGACCGTCCTGACTATGTTTGGGAAGGTGGACGGTGGTCAAAGAATTAGTAGTTAGTAGAGGTCGGGGTTTACCCTTTAGAACCTAAGTAGCAAGTTTGGTGCACTTGCCCGACGAAACGCACCACTTTCTATATTAGCTCTCACGAATTTTACTTAATGATTTTACACAAATCTTCGCGTTTAGCCAATAAGCCAATAGCATTCTCTCTGTGTCCATCGCAGTTAATCCTTTTGTAAGGGCTATTGGCTATCGTATTGGCGACCTATTGCCTTTGTTTAGCTAATATGGTCTGTGGTCCATGGTCGATGGTAACTTGATGGTAACAATGGCAAAGGTGAGATAAAGCATGTGAGTGATCTTTAGACAGTGGTCTGTGGACTCTGGGAGATTATATATAGAACCAGCATTCCACGGACACTGATCTACGGACAGAAATCCTACAGCAAATGGTCCATGGACCACGGAATCTGGACTTCCAGCCAATAGCCAATAGGATCTGAATGTCATCTGTAAACTAAATGGGTAAAAAATGATCAGATCAGATCTGAAGATCCCACGGTCCACGGTCCATGTGCTCGCATGCGATAGATCGCACTGTGATCGCACTGTGATCTGAACTTTTATTCATAAAATAATTAATGATCTTCCTTTACTTCTTATATACTTTACTTTACTATATAAGGGTAGGTTATAGTTATAAGGGTACTATAACCTCACACTAACTAACTAACCCTTTATATAGGTGATTAAAATGGCTAAAAAAGCTATTGATCAAAAAACTAAGCCCGCTACCGCGCCTAAGGTGAACTGCGGACCTTTTAACCCTAACGGTATATATACCGCTACTGGCAAAATAGCCCGCGCCCCTCACAACGCGGAACGCCATGAAGAGTTTAATGGCAAAACTATTAAAGCGATCCTAAGTATTAAACCTACTAGGATGACCGTCGCAGATATAAAGTATGATCTAAAAACGGGCTTTATAACTATTGAATAATAGTTACGGGGGACTACGGTCCCCCATCTTTTTACCTTTACTAATCGCATCTGAACTGTAAACTCTGATCCTCTGTAAACTATTGATGGGATTTTATTACCGACCATGATCTATAGTCACAGTCAAAGTCTAAGTATAGTACTCTGTAAACTATTTTCGGAATATTATTTCAGATCTGAACTCTGAACTCTGACCCTAAGGGTATTCAGATGTTCTGGGTTTTTAAAATAAAAAAAGGGCTACCGTAAAGGTAGCCCTAGTATTACGCTATTTTACTTCAAGCGTAATAAACCCCGTTTTTAGGTCATACTTTATATCCGCGGGGGTTAACCTAGTAGGCTTTAAGCCTAAAATATAGCTTACCGTTTTACCGTTAAACTCCTTATGCCTACTAGCGTTATGCTCCGCCCTAGCTATTTTACCCGTAGCCGTATAAATAGCGTTACCGTTTAAACCGCCTAGGTTAACCTTAGGCGCGTTAGTTTTTAAGTTTTTAGTTTTAGTATTAATAATAATACCCCTTTAAAAATTACGGTTAGTTAAGTTAAGTATATTAATTTAGTACCGTATAACTTAATTAATATACCTATATACTAAAGTAAAAGTATATAAAAGTAAAGTAAAAACTAAAAAATAAGCCTATTATTTAAAGGTTTTTTTAACCCCCGTACCCCCCTTAGGGACACCGCTAAAGCCGAAGGCTTTAGTGTCGGTTTTCGAGATACAGTCCAATAAAATTTTACTTTTCGACAATAGTGAACTACACTATGTGGAGAGACAGAGGTACAAAAAATATTTTGCAAAAATTTTTTAACATATGAGATCACTACACAATGATTAGCAGGAACCTAATGCCTCTTCAATATGGTTTTCAAGAAGGTGGTGAAGCGGAGATGCGAGCCACGAACGACGCAGATCGGTCCATGCTCAGTAACTTCATGGGCGGTGGACTCAATGCTCTCATGATGGATAGATTCCCGCAACTTATGGGCAGTCCTGCTTACCAAGGCATCATGTCCATGGCACCTGAAAACGTAGGCGAATCACTCATGAATCTTCCTGCTGGTAAAAGTGGAATATTATTAATGAGTATATTTAGAAAACTCGATGATCTATACGATACCAGAAAAACGTATGAAAGGGCAGAGGGTGGAAGCAAAGGTCTGTTTAAAAACGAAACAGATAAAATAGACGAAGAGATAAAAAGACTCACAGCAGGAAATCCAGAAATTCTAAAATCATACCGCGAACTTAAAGCAGGCACAAAGAAGTAATGGCAGATCCAAGAAACAAACCGTTAATGCCTCTTGGTCTAGGAGGTTTCGGTAATCTCCAAACAGCAATGGACAATGAACCACCGATCCCTTCCGCTGGACAAATAGCATGGTTCGGTACTCAAATGGTTCCTGGTTCATCGGGACCAGACGTAGCAGGCAAGATGCCTGGACCACCGTCCTATGACCAACCAGTATCAGAGTTCATGTCTGGCGAACCAATGCCCAGTTACGCAGAAAACATAAAGCGTGGTGGATTTGGTGGATATTTCGACGCCACAATGCAAGGACTCGGTGTCGCAGGAGATGCAATAACTTATTCCGCACCGATCTTTGGACCATTCTCCCCTTTACCAGCTTCAATAGGAAGAGGAGTAAAAGGACTCGGTGTCGCAGGGCAGATGTTAAAAGCAAGCACTAATATTCCAAAAGTAGATAGCACGATAGTACACACAGGTGATAGAAAAGTTAAAAAGATTTCAGACGAGGAAGATATAGCAACTGCATCAAGTGAGACTAACAGTAGAGACATAGAAACAGTTTCAGAACGAGGCATCATCTCTCTTTTAAATGATCAAGACTACCTTAAAAAGAAAGGCATAAGATACGACGACCCTAACAAAAAATACGACGTGTTAGATATAATAAATCGAGCAATCGATAGAATACCTAAAAATAATAGTGGTCAAAGAAACCATTTACAAAGACAGTTTGACGAATATTTGTCTGACGAGTTTGTCAATGGACCTCCGCGAACCTTCGATGAAATAATGCAAGAGTTGGATAAAAACAAACCGACAATAAGAGAAAACATTCATATACGAGAATTTGAAAAACCATACGAAGGAATGGGAGTTACAAGTAGAGCAGAAGCTTCACCTAAAATACCTGCTGAACTTGAAGAGTACACAACTGTTAGCGACGTCTACGCACAGATACAACCTAGATCTTATGGCACAACAAGTTTTTCTATACATGGCGGTAAGTATGGAAATGAAACACTTTTCACAGGAGACCACCCTCGTTTCGGTGGATATGATCCAAAAGGTTGGAGTATTATTCCAGGAGATACAGGGGACAACAACAGAAATAGAGTATTCCATAATCGTTTTGCTGTGTATGATATGCCAGACGGAAAAGTAGATTATGTCGCCGTAGAAAGTCAATCAGATCCATATCAGTTAACCACAAAAAGCGACATGTATAGACCAAGAAGAGGCAACCCTTCTGTTCAAGCACGGTTGCAGCAAGAAGGCGGTGTTGATGTCACTTACCAAGATCAAATAACAGGGGAAGAGATTCCTATGGGAATGCATCCACTAAACTCTGCAAGAATTGATGAAGATTGGGCGCCAGATGAAGGCGGTTTGTATATCCGTGGAACACCTACAATCGGAGAAGGTAAGCATCCTTACGAAGGGGGATATTTCGGCATAAGAGCGAATGGATTTAAAAACAGTTTTCCATTTGACGGTAGTGCGAATGAACATGGATATGAACACCCAATGCAGAAAGTCATATCAGACTACTTTGACCACATAATGATACACCATGTGCCACATGAAAACTTTGACGAAGTGTATGAAGTACAAGGTAATATTCAAGAGGCTTGGGTAGACCTTGTAGATGAATGGCGAGATGGGCTTTTTTCAGACGGACTATCCACCGACGAGTTGTCTTTTGAAGAGGCTGGTTTACCTAACTTTTTAGATTATGCTGCCGAGCAGTTAAAACCGTTAATGAGTAAGATAAAAATCGCAGAAGCACCAACACCTATGATAGATGATTGGTATCACATATCAACAAAATCTCATATCCAAAATGCCATAGCAGAAGAAGCAGACAGAATTAAATTTCCCATAAACGCTAGAGCTTTAAATGATCAAATGATGGGGGAAATTCTTTTACCACCTCAATTGAAAGAAATGGCAGGATACGAAGGTGTCGGTGAAGCTATTAAGGATAACGCACTGATTAAAAACAGTAGGGCTTTCCCGTCTGATGAAGCAGTAGACCTAGCTAAAAAACACAAAAAATTTAATAGACAAGCACTTAACACTATCGAACAAGAGTACGGAATTAACCTTAACCGTAAAGTAGTAAAAGACAGGTTTGGTCAAGAGTTTGTAGAAATAGAACTTACCCCAGAAATTAAAGAGGCAATGCAAACCCTACTACTCTCACGAGGCGGTCTCGTAAGACAACCACTTATGAATTTAAAATATGACCGATGATTTTATAAAAAACGCAGAGGAGATTCCTCTTGACGTTTTAAAAGAACACCTAGAACTTACCGAGAGGTTAAAACAACTCAAAGACGTAGAAAAAGCGCAAACAAATTTTCTACCTTTCGTCAAAAGTCAATGGCCATCGTTTATAGAGGGCAATCACCACAAAACCATGGCAGACGCTTTTGATCGTATCGCAGACGGTAAGATAAAAAGATTAATTATAAACATGCCACCACGGCACACGAAGAGTGAGTTTGCGAGCCACATGTTTCCTGCGTATCTCGTAGGTCGTAACCCTTCTCTCAAAATACTACAAGCCACACACACTGCCGACCTCGCGGTAAAGTTTGGTCGTAAGATTCGTGACTTGATGTTAACAGAAGATTTTCAATCTGTGTTTGACAATGTACTTATTAACCCAGACTCAAAAGCAGCAGGTAAGTGGGAAACACAAGACAAGCGCAACCCTAAACTTAAAGGTGAATATTATGCAGCAGGTGTGGGCGGTGCACTAGCTGGTCGTGGTGCGGATCTATTTATTATTGACGACCCACACTCAGAGCAAGACGCCATGAACCCTAAGTCCATGGACGATACTTACGAGTGGTACACCTCTGGTCCACGTCAACGACTACAACCTGGAGGCGCGATCGTAATCGTGATGACAAGGTGGAACGTCAATGATCTTACAGGTAGATTACTCAAAGATGCGGCACGAGACCCAAAAGCAGATCAGTGGGAAGTTATAGAACTGCCTGCTATAATGCCGAGTGGTAAGCCACTGTGGCCAGAGTACTGGCGAATAGAAGAACTCGAAAGTGTCAAGGCATCTTTGCGTGGTGGACCAAAATGGCACGCGCAATATATGCAGAATCCAACCTCGGAAGAAGGTGCACTTATCAAGAGAGAATGGTGGAAAGAATGGGAAAGAGATAAACCTCCAGCATGTAACTACCTTATACAAAGTTATGACACAGCATTTTTAAAAAGTCAAATGGCTGACTATTCCGCTATCACAACTTGGGGTGTGTTTTACCCAGAAGGCAGAATCGGTGATGAGATATATGACGGCACAGCACCTCATATTATTTTACTAGATGTGCTAAAAGGTAGATATAATTTCCCAGAACTAAAGGGTGTTGCATTAAAACAATATGAAGAGTGGAATCCTGACATAGTGATAATAGAAGGCAAAGCATCAGGTTTACCCCTCACACAAGAATTACGGAACATAGGTATACCTGTACAAAATTTTACGCCATCTAGAGGACAAGATAAGGTCGCAAGGGTAAATGCGTCAGCACCATTATTTGAGTCAGGTATGGTATGGTATCCTGATACAAACTGGGCACACGATGTTATAGAAGAGTGTGCAGCCTTTCCAGCAGGGGATCACGACGATTTAGTCGATTCTACAACACAAGCACTTTTAAGATTTAGGCAGGGTGGATTTATTAAATTACCGAGCGATTATGAGGAAGAGGTTTTATATCGCAAGAAAATGAGTTACTATTGATCAAATAAATAAAGGTTTTTACTATGGCGATTGAAGTTCAAAGATATCCAAACAAAGGTATAGATCCTTTAGAGGAACCAGTACCAGAAGGACTGACAATAGAACTTCCTGAAGAGATGAATATTCAGGGAGAAACAGCAGCAGAGTTTAATATTTCCCCAGACGGTCAAGCAGTGCCTGTTGAAATGACAGAAGAAACAGTCATAACAGAGCATAATGTAAATTTAGCAGACGTTTTAGAAGAAAACGAATTAACTAGGATAAGCTCTGAGTTATTATCTTCTTACGATGAAGATAAATCTTCTAGGGAAGAGTGGCTAAAAACATTTTCTGACGGTTTAGACCTACTCGGAATCAAGTCAGAAGAAAGAGAACAGCCATTTCCAGGTGCAAGTGGCGTAACTCACCCTATTTTAAGCGAAGCAGCGACACAATTTCAAGCACAAGCGTACAAAGAACTGCTTCCACCAGGAGGTCCAGTCAAAACTCGCGTCGTTGGAGCCGAAAATCAAGAAACTATGGACCAATGTACTCGCGTAAAAGAGTTTATGAACTACCAAATCACGGAAATCATGCAAGAATACGACCCAGATATGGATAGTTTGCTATTTTACCTTCCTTTAGCGGGGTCTGCATTCAAAAAAGTGTATTTTGACTCACTTTTGAACCGTGCTACTGCTAGTTTCGTCAAAGCAGAGGATTTAGTCGTTAGTTATGACACTACAAACCTAGAAACTAGCCCTAGAATCACTCATGTCCTTAATATGACAGGAAATGACGTCCGAAAAATGCAATTAAGCGGTGTTTATCGTGATATTTTGATAGGAAATCCTGGAGAAGTCGATTTAGACGAAGCAAAAGAGAAAATGGACGAATTACAAGGGTTAAGTAAGCCTACAAGTGATTATAACGAGTATACATTATTAGAAGTACACGTAAATTTAGAATTAGAAGGCATAGATGAGTTCGATTACGCTGTACCTTATATAGTTACTATATTAGAGGATTCTGGTGAAATACTCGCTATAAGACGTAATTGGGAGCTAAATGACGAATTATTTAGCAAAAAAGAGTATTTTGTACACTATAAATTCCTTCCAGGACTCGGTTTTTACGGTTTTGGGCTAATTCACATGATAGGCGGGTTAACTAAGTCCGCAACCTCATTATTAAGACAACTTATTGACGCAGGCACGTTATCTAACTTACCAGCAGGGTTTAAAGCACGTGGTATGAGAGTTCAAGGAGAAGACGAACCTTTACGTCCTGGAGAATTTAGAGATGTAGATGTTCCAGGAGGAGTTATCAGAGATGCGATGATGCCTCTTCCGTATAAAGAACCTAGTGGCGTACTCGCTGAATTACTGGGATTGCTAATCGACAGTGGTAGGAGATTCGCTAGTATCGCAGATATGCAAGTAGGAGATATTGGCAGTCAACAACTTCCAGTAGGAACTACGGTAGCTATGCTAGAACGTGGAACTAAAGTTATGTCAGCTATACATAAACGATGTCACTACGCTCAGAAAAAAGAGTTCAGGTTATTAGCTAAAGTATTTGCTAGGTCATTACCGCCAGTTTACCCATACGCTGTAGAAGGCGCAGATCAAGCTATTAAACAAACAGATTTTGACGACAGAGTAGATGTCATACCTGTAAGTGACCCTAATATATTTAGTATGTCTCAAAGAGTCATGCTTGCTCAACAAGAACTTCAAATGGCGCAATCAGCACCAGAGATACACAACCTACGCGAAGCGTATAAAAGAATGTACGAAGCATTAGAGATTAAAAATATAGAACTGTTACTACCTGAAATGCAAGAAGTACCGCCACGAGATCCTATAAGTGAACAACAAGCAGCACTGATGGGACAACCTATAAAAGCATTTGAGTTTCAGAATCATGAAGCATACATTACTGCACATTCAGCATTTTTACAAAACCCTATGACTCAACAGAACCAAGTGGCAGCGACAGCGATACAGTCAAATATACAAGAACATCAGGCTATGTTATATAAGATTCAAATAGAACAAGCAATGGGACAGAAACTACCAGAGATGCAAGATGGTCAGATGCCTCCAGAGGTTATGAATGAGATAGCATTAGCAGCAGCAACTGCTACACAACAAGTTACTGGTCAAGCGCAAGCTATGGCAGAAGCTATGCAAAATGCTCAAATAGATCCAGTGGTAGAAGTCAAGAAAGAAGAAATTGCACAAAAAGCTCAATCAGACGCTTTACGAAGTGAGGTAGATTTAGCTAGAATAGAATCACAAGAAGCAATAGCTGAAATGAAAGTTGCACAAGACAGAGAAGAAGCAATGATGAAAGCACAGAATGATGCAACAAAAACATACGGTCAGATATTGAAAGATGTAAGATCGGCAGATACGAAAACAAAAGGGGATTAAGATGTATCGTAAAACTATGAATTATGGTGGCGAAGCAACAAAGAAGAAAAAGAAAATGGCTGGCGGTGGCGAGTACAAAATGGCTGGTGGTGGCGAGTATCGTGAAGGTATGAAAGATGGCGGTCGTCCTGGTCTCTGGGCTAATATTCACGCAAAACGCAAACGCATAAAAGCTGGTAGCGGAGAAAAAATGCGTAAGAAAGGCGATAAAGGCGCACCGACCGAAGCAAATATAAAAGCAGCACAGAAAGGAAGTAAAAATGCCTAAAAGTAAATATTCAGCTAAACAGAAAAAATTAGCAGCAGTTGCAGAACCTAGAGACAAGATAACTGGTGCTGACTTTAAAGCAATGAAGAAAGGACAATCTTTCAACGTAGGTGGTCCCGTAAAATCTAGTATGCATAGAGGATGCGGTGCTGTAATGGATAATAAAAGAAAAAGAACTAAATATAGTTAGGAGGCGATAATGAGTGCTC